CCTCGACACCCGAGATCAGCCCGTTCGCGGCCTGGAAGGCAAAGTCGCCGATGGAACCGGGCAGACTGCCCCAGATTGCCACGGCCGCATCATACGCCCCTTGGAAGATGGCAGCCGTCCGGTCACCGAAACTGACTACACCCGCGATAGTGCCCTCCAGCGCCGAGAGCCCGGCCGATTTCAGACCCTCCCAGCCAGCGCCCATGTTGGCGACGGCCGCATCGAGTGACAGACCGATGCGCGACCACACTTCTTTCGCGAGATCGCCCAGCAGGCGGAAGGCTTCGCCCACGCCGCCAACCCGGGCCACCAACTGAGAGAACTGATAGACCAACTCGCCTGCGCCGACGATCAGCGCACCAATGCCGGTGCGGATCAACGCTCCACGCAAGATGACCAGAGCGGTGGCAAGGCCGCGAACGGAGAGCGCTGCAGCCGCCAACCCTGCGACCCAGCGCCCAGCCATCACGGCGGCGAAGGTCGCGGCATAGGAGGCCAGCCGCCCGAGATTTCCGATCAGCGCGTCGATGGCCGTCCGGAGGCTCCCGCCATCGGACGCTAGGGCGACGAAGGCATTGGCAAGCGCCTCGACCGATGGGGCCACCGCGACGGCGATTCGGTTGCGCAGGCCCTCGAACACCAAAGACATGGTGCCAAGGGCAACTTGGGTGCGCCGCAGGGCCTCGATGGCGTCGGTGTCCAGCACCGCGCCGAGGTCGGAGGCCTGGTTGCCCAGACGGGCCATCTCGGTCCCGCCGTTGCGCAGGAGCGGCAGGAGCCGGGTGGCGTCCGAGGCCATGGCTTCGAGATGGAAGGTCATCTCCTGCTGGCTGAGACCAGCGCGTTCCAGCGTGTCGACATAGAGCTGCAACGCCTCCGGCCCGGAGAGCCGGGCGAACTGGTCAGCCGTCACACCCACCTGCGGTGCGACGCGTTCAAAGAAATCCGCCATCGGCCCGCCGCCGGTTTGCAGGAAATCCCCGACCCGGTCGTTCACGTCTTTCAGGATGTCGGCGAGCTTCTCCTGCTCGATCCCGACCGTCCGCGCGCCTGCCGACCAGCGCTGCAAAGCTTCGGGTGTGGCATTGGCGACCTGTGCAAACTGCCGGATTTGCGCGGCACTCTCGGCGGTGGAGCGGACGATCAACCCGAGCGAGGCGGTGGCGGCTGCGGCGGCCGCAGACATGGCGATCCCGGCCCGGCGCGCAAAACCGGCAAGCCGAGTGTTGGCCAGTTCCATCTCTCGGGAAAGACGGCCGAGGCCCTTTGCTCCAGCCGTGCCGACGCCCTCCAACTCGGCGCGAACCTGGCGGCCGCCTTCGGTGACGAGGCGGACGGACACACGCTTTTCAGCCATCGCGGCCCCCTTCCATTTGTTCGTTCAGCTTGCGCACCATCACCGCCTCGATCTCGGGTAGCAGTTCGGCGGCGATCAGGGTGTTCACGCCCAGCGCCTGCGCCAGCGCGAGGGCAGCGCCCATGTCCCAGCCGAGCACGGCGCCGGGGATGACGCGCAATTGCCCACCAAGGCGGCTGACCAGTTCCCAGACCTGCCAGCCCTCGGCGGTCTGTGGCCTATTCAGTTTTGCGGGGCAGTCGGGGCAGGCAACTTGGCAGGCCGCGCAGTACCGGTCGCCCCCGCCGAAGGACCAGTCGGCGAGGGCGCGGAGACGTTTTTTTCTGCGTCCAGCAGCAAGCCGCGCGCGACATACTGCGTCTGGAAAGCCTCGAAGACCGGCCAGATTTCCAGGAGGGCGTCGATGCCCTCAGGCGAAACGGGGATGATATTGCCCGCGTCATCGCCGACACCCTCCCAATCCAGCACCGCGCGCCGTGCTACGGATTTGGCCATGGCCAGTGCCATTTCCTCTTGGGTCGCACCTTCGGGGAGCGTTTCCACCTCCAGATCGGCGCGGGCCGAGACCATCAGCGCGGTGGTAAGGGGTCCGACCAGCAGGCGCAGGCCAGGGGCGAGGTCCAGCCATTCGGGCGTGGCGGTGAGGTTCAGTCGGATCATGATCAATATCCTGCAAGGGTGTTGACGAGGACGGCGGTGCACATGCGGGCGGGGCTGGAGGCCTTGGCGGCTTGCCAATCGAAGCTGGCCTGCACGCCTTGAGGCCCCGCGATCTCGATGCGCGGGATCGGCAGGTACACCGCGTGGGCGGTGAAGGTGAAACTGGCGTTCGCGCCGAGGCTGTAGACGAATTCCAACTCACATGGACTGCCGTCGATGGCTTGCGTCACCAGCGTACTGTCCGAAAACCGCACCTCGATCCGACCGGTCAGCGCCGCCATGGTCGGATCGGCGCCATCGATGCGGCCATCGCCCCGGATGGTCTCGATCCGGTCGAGGTTGTTGGAATAGGTGATCTCAGCGGAGACGACATTGCCCAGCGCCGTGCCATTGCGCTTTACGGTGCCGTTGAAATGGCCGAAGCGTTGCAGGCCCAGCGCGGTTGGCGTGCCAGCAGCGGTCGTGGCGGCGATGGTTTCGCCTTGTGCCACCAGCCGGGCTGTCGCCGTCAGCAGGCCGGATCGCTGCATCTGCCACGACAACTGATCCAGCGCGCAACCGGAATACATTGCGAAACGCGGCACCTCCGGCATCGCGGTTTCAATCGCCATGCTGGGCAGGGTCCAGCTGCCCGACTGGAATGTGTGGGTCTTCGGCGTCGTGCCGGTCGTGACCGGTTGGCCGAATGCCGCCTTCAGCCAATAGCCGAAAGCCTCGACGTCGATGGGGATTACCACCTCGCCGTCAGCCGTCACCGCATCCTTGATCGGGGCGAGCGGATCGCGGCCATAGCCCAAAAGTTCGGATTCCAGCAGCGGCTGTTCCGACCCGAGCGTCGCCCGGGCGAAGGGCATCAGGCGGAACCCACTCACCGGCGGGGTGCCGTAAACCGTCTCATACGCAAGCGCCATCTGCGCCCGCGCGCCTTGCGCACGTGCCATAGGGGTCTCCTTTATGTGGGGATGGTCAGGCCAGAGGGCCGGTAGTGGTGTAGTGCAACACGACGGTGATCACCGCCGCCTTCAGCGTGGCCGCGCCCTCGATGGGCAGATCGAGCGAGGCCGGGGCTTCGGGTTCGACCCAGTCGCAGAGGCCGCCAAGCGTGCGGTCGGCTTCCAGCGCTGCGCCGATGGCGGCGATCAGGGTGTCGAAGGCCGTGGCTCTGCCGTTCGGGGCCTGAACAACCACCTCCAGCTCGGCGCGGTGCTGGTAATGGTAGCGCAGAGGCGACAGCGTGACCTCCGGCTCACCTGGTTGGCCGTCGCGCAGGATGATCAGCCCGGCTGTTGGGATCCGTTCGGGCAGGACTTCATCGCGCAGGGTGAGGGCGGCAAGCGGCTGCAGCCGCGCGTGCAGCGCGGCGAGGATGGTTTCGCGGGTGGTGGGCATGGCTCACAATACTTTTGTTGTCACAATGGCCGGGCGCGCGCCGCTTTTTTTAGTGTGCTCATCAGCTCATTGCTGAACGGCCGCAACTGGCCAAGTCTTTGGCTTGAATTTGGATTTAAGATGCTTCGCCGCAGAACAGTCCCATTTTATTCTGCAGAGATCACTTCCCACATTGCGAGCATTTCTCGGATGACACGCTTGTCCCCGTCTGACACGACGTAATCATCGTAGAATTGCTGCCCATTGAAACGAATGACGGCGCGATCTGCATCAGCAATTTTGCGGGCAAACGCTAAGGCTGCATCGCCTCGCATGCTTGCGAACTCCCAAATCTCGGTATCATTGTCGCGAAACCATTGACCAACCGGCACTCGGGTCGTTTCCCCGTCGATGTTGATCGAGGCGCTTTCGACGAAAAGCCAGCCGTTCCGTGATGTGTAGTTGAAGAACAACTCCATCGTCTTTTGACCCGTTCCAGCTTCAATCAGATAAAGAGTCACGTAGTTCCGGATATCTTGATAGCGCGGAGACGAGGGGTGCCGTCCCCAAGAGGAACCGTCGAACTCGGCCGTCGTTCGCACCAATCGCCCCTCGAGCGCACGGGCCGTTCTTTGCAGCTGCTTACGTTCCGCTTCGATAGCTTGTTCATAACTGGCAGCCTTGTCCATGTAGGTCTGGTTTTCGCCGTTTACCCGGGCCAAGGCTTGATACGCGACAAGGTTACGTTCGGCTTGTGCGGCGGGAATGGGTCGAACGTATGCATTGAGTGCTGCCTCAAGCACATCACGTTCAGGACTTGCAGGTGGCGCAAAGGTCGTGTCCGCCGCGATGTCGCGCACAGTCGCTTCCACGTTTGGCCCATCTGCTTCGATCCGGGAAAGATAATCTGCGAGCCGCGTATCGGCTGCGGGCGCCTCTGCCTGTGGTGCCGGTGCCTCCGAAGACGCTGCAGAGGTCGGGCCGACTGCATCGGATAGGCCAGCCGCTCTTTCACGAGCGGTGTCCAAACTCGCGCCTTCGATTGCTTCGGCAAAAGCGAGGCACAGCTCGACCTCCCTCGACCAATCCGCGTTCTGCAAGGAACCCCATGCGATCATTGATGCCGCAGCATCCGTATAGGCTTCGGCATCCCGAGCAAGAAACGCATCGCGGCATTCTGAACGCGCTGTGTCGACCTCTTGCTGCGACGGATCAGCACCGGCAGGAAATGCGATGACTGCCGTCGTCGTCAGGGTAAAGAGGAAATTGCGCATCATTTTGAGAATTCTTCCATTGTCGATTTAGAAGTAGGCTAGCGGTGCGCAACTCAACCATCAAGCGAACATCGCCAAGCCAGCATCAAACCCTGTCCGAATTTGTCACCCACCCCGCCACGATCATTCCTGGTAAGCCGTCCACCGCCCGCCCTGCATCACGCGCTAAATCCAGCCGTTTCCGCAGTTTGACCTGCGGCACCAGCAGGAAAATCGGCACGGTTGCCACGCCGCGCCCAGTCTTCGACTTCGATGCCACCGCTCGGCCTTTTGAGTTCAACCGACCCTCTGCCACCAAGAGGCTCGGTCCACGGCGGCGGTAGATGAACCGTAGGCGCAGCCCCGTGCGGCGTTCCCATTCGCCGGGGGTGATCCGGCCGCCCTTCGTGCTCTTCCCTGCGGCAGGCGTCGGGATGGCCAACCAGAACCCATCCTTCGACCGGGTCAGCGGCCCGGTGTCATGTGCGCCGATGATCACCGGGGCGTTGGACCAGATCAGTGCCGCCGCATTCAGGCTGTCGCCGGATTTAGGGAAGCTGGCGAGGCGGATGGAGTTGCTAAGCCTCGTGCCAAGGCCAGCGCCAGTGATCTGGCCGCGCCATGCCGATTTCAGGGAGGTGCCCGCTTCGCGCATTGCGGCAGACACAGCCTTTTCCCCGGCGGCGATTTCGGCTTGCATCAGGGCGACGAGGTCGGGATCGAAGGCGATCTTCAGCTTCATGATGGGCGCAGGTCCAGCGACCAGATCAGGCGTTCGTGATCACGCACCGGCTCGCCCTGAATGGTGAAGCTGTCGGCCCCGATGACAATCAAATCGCCGGGGCGCGGATCGGGCAGGTCGGACACACGGACATCCACCATCATGGTGTCGCTGACAAAGCGCCCAGCGCCGAATTCCGTGATCCGATCCGGGGCGCGCCGAATGACGCGGATGGGGCGTTCCTCGGACGTTGTGCCGGAAATCCAGACGGCCGCCGCCGCCATGGACGGGTTGGCATAGATGCGGTCCATGGCGGAAGCGAAGGCGTTCATGTCGGGGCCGGTCAGTTCGAGGTGTGAATGCGGATCGCGATGCGCGGCCGCTTGTTCACCGGTAGGATTGACGCCTCGGTCATCAGGTCGATCCACCGGCCCTTTTCGTCGAGGTGCTGGCGGGCATAGAGCGGCAGACCCATGGTGTTGGCCGCCTCCAGCAGGTTGGCCGGGCCGCCATAGGTCGTGAACGTATCCATCGTGCCCAAGGGGAAGGCGATGCCTTCGTTCGCGGGGACCAGCCGTTCGGTTGCCTTCGTCGAGAGAGTGACGGTGCCCGAGTACTCCTCGAACACGATGCCCGCGAAGGGGAAGTTCCGGCGCACATCCTGGCGCAAAGGTTGCGCGCCGGTTGCGGCGTAAAACTTGTAGGCCTCCTCGGTCTTGGGGTGCGCGATCAGCTTGTCGAAGAATTCCCGGCTGACGAGGGCATGCACGTCCGACATGCTTTCGCCCAGCAGGTTGTCCTCCATCGCCCGCAAGACCTCGCGCACCTTGCCCTGCACGTTGGTGCCAGCTGTGCCGAGGACGAAGTCGACCGAGATTTGCGCGAGGCCAAACTCGGTGAAGTAGTTGTAAAGGGTCGTCCCGGCCCCGTCCTTCACGATCCCGCGCAGGGCATTCATCTCCATGTATTCGCGGGTCTGGGCATGCTTGCGGCGCATCAGCTGCAGCTTGCGGTTCATCACCTCGACCAACGGGTCGGCACCATCGAAGACGCCCAGAGCGGGTTGGCCTTGAATGTCGCCCGGTAGGATCACATCGTCATGCGGGATCCAAGGCAGGGCGAAGCTGCGCATCGAGCGGCCTTCCCGCGTGCCGACGGTAGCGGGGCCGCCCAGCGGGACGGAGGGCAGCAGGTTCAGCACCCCCTCGTATTGCTCGATGATGACCGACCGTTGGCTCACGCCCTCGAAACGGAAGAGGCCGATCTGCCCGAGGCGGGTGTAAAGGTTGGGCAGGATGTTGATGGCCTGCGTCATCTCGGCCAGCGAGTAACCGCCAGCGTCAAAGGGATTGCGGACAAGGGTCATGGTGTGCTCCGGGGGGTTGGGGAAAGGGAAGCTGAGGTCGCGCGTCAGACACCGTCGCGGGCGATGATACCGACGGCGGCAAGCTGGGCGATCTTGGCGGTGATCTTGGTGCCGTCATCGACGGTCGCGCCGTAGGCAAGGCCTGCGCGCGAGACGATCGTGGGGCCACGGGCGACGACAATGCCCACGGCATCCGCCAGTGTGGCATCGACGGCGTAAAGCAGCACGGCGCTGGCGACCTGCGAACCGTCCGCCCCGGTCGCAGGTGACAGGGTGTATTTGCCGCTGGCGGTGATCTTCCCCAGCACTGAGCCGACCGGATAGGGCAGGCCTTGCAGCAGGGTGATCACTTCGCGGGTGTAGTTCGGGTTGACCTCATATTTGAGGACATCGCCCATGCTGGGCTGTTCCGTCAGGACGGGCATTGGTCAGTCTCCATGGTTTTGGGGATGGGTAAGGTATGGGAAGCGTGCGCTGGATCAGCGTTTCGCTTCGGTCGCTGCCTTTTTCGCGGCAGCGATGATCGGGCTGTCTTTGGCGGCGGCCGCAGCCGGGGCGGTGGCGATGATGCCAGCGGCATCGCTGCGGGCGGCAAGATCAGCCAACACGCGGGCGCGCAGGGCCTCTGGCTTCAGCCCGCGCGTGACGGCGTCCGCTGCGTCAATGCTCACGCCGAGTCGGGCGGCCTGCGCGCAAACCTGCGCCACCTCTGCCACCTCGGCGCGCACGGCGTCGGCTGTCATGGTGATTGGCGCAGCATCCTCCGCCGCAGCTGGGGCTTCCGGCGCAGTCGCGACTGGCGGTGTTGCAACGGATGTCGTTGTGTCGGTGGAAATTTCAGGCGTGGTGGTCATCTGTGGACCCTTTCTGCTGGGGGAGAATGTGCCGCGGGGCGCGGCGGCGAAAGCTTGGAAGGCGGTGACGGGATCGGCGAGTTCGTCGGCCAGACCGGCGGCGATGGCATCAATGCCGCGGAAGACCGCAGCTTCGGTGGCCAGCGCTGCCGTCTGTGTCAGCCGATCACCGCGACCGGCAGCGACGGTTTCGGCAAAAAGGAAGCGCACCACTTCCAATTCGCGCTGCATCTGGTCGTGCACAGCCTCAGGCAGCGGCTGATAGGGATTGGCGTCAATCTTGTGGGCCCCGGCATGGATCAGTTTGACGGCGATGCCTTTCTGTTCCAGCGCGCCGCTCATGTCTGTGTGCAGCGCCACGACGCCAATGCTGCCGACAGCCCCAGTGCGTGGGAGGATAATGCGGTCGGCCTGCGACGCCAGGACATAGCCAGCCGACAGCGCATGTTCAGCGACAAAGGCGTGGACGGGTTTCTGCGCACGGGCGGCCCGGATGCGATCGGCCAGATCGAAGGCGCCCGCGACCTCGCCGCCGAAGCTGTCGATGTCCAAGGCAATGCCGCGCACGCCGGGATCGGCCAGCGCCGCCTGCAGCTGGGCCGCAATCCCCTCGTATGAGGTCAGTCCCGACGACTGCCCGATCCATGCGCCACGGTGCACAAGCGTTCCGGCGATTTCGATGACCGCGATGCCATCCACCACCGCATAAGGCTGGCTGCCATTTCGCTGGTGGCGCTGGGCGAGATCGTTCCCGAACAGAGAGGCGCGGGCTGGCAGGCTGGCGGCAGTCTGCTCATCGGCTTCCACCGCCAGCCCTTGGAAGGTGATTTCCTGTCCGGTAATGCGCGGCCCCAGCCCGGACAGAAACACCAGCGCCTTGGCTGGGTCCACCATCAGGGGTGTGTTGAAGGCGCGCTGGGCGATTTGGGCGTGGTGCATCATTCGCCCTCCTTGGGGTCGGGTTTCTCGTCGCCGGTGTCGTCGGACTCGTCGTCCTTGCCGCTGTCCTGATCCGTATCTTTCGCTGCGCCTTCGCCCGGCCCCTGCGCTGGGGACCCCGGCCGCCGGAAGTCGAGGCCTAGCGCCAATTCGCGTTTCCGCTCGGTGGCGATTTCGCGGTCGACCTGCTCGGCGTCGTATCCCCGCTCTGCCAAGGCTTGTGTGCGAGACTTCAGCCCGGCTTCGATCTGCAGGATCTCGGCGGAGGCGTCCTTCATCGGGTCGATCCAGTCCCATTTGGTCGGCAACCAGGCGCAGGCCTGATATTGGCGGCGCTGGCTGTCGTAGCCGGGCAGGTCCAGCGCGCCCGACAACACGGCCGTGTCCATCCAGCGCACCCAGACGGCGCGGCAGAGCTGATAGACCAGCACGCCATGCTGCCAGGCCGAGATGCGACGGCGGAATTCGATGAGGGAAATCCGCGTATTGGAGAAGTTCCCCTTCGCCGTGTCGCCGGTCAAATAGCCATAGGGCACGCCCAGCGCGGCCGCGATCTGCAGCAGTGTGCGGTACTGGAACGGCTCATAGGTGCCGCCCGAGTCCGGCGTGGCCGGGGTGGACACATCCTCGCCCGGATCCAGACGTACGACTTGGCCGGGTTCAACCTCCAGATCCTCCTCGGTCGGCTCCAGCGGCGTTTCCGGGGCGGGCGACGTAATGAACATCGCGAACATCGCCGCGATTTTCTTCCGTTCCAACTCGGCGTCGTCGTAGAGGTCCAGCGTGAACAGTTTCACGATGGCGGCTGCAAACCGTGACACGCCGCGCAGCTGGCCAGCCTCGACGGGGTCGAGGACATGGATCACATCGCCAGCCGCGACGCGGACGGTTTCGCCCGCGAGGCCGGGATCGGTCAGATCGCCCGGGTGGCGGCGCAGGAAGTGATAGGCGACGCGGCGCCCGATGCCGTCAAACTCGATGCCCTGACGGATCAGCCCGGTACCGGGCAAGGTGCGGTTCATATCCAAGGGCAGCATTTCTGCGGGCAGCATCTGCAGTTGCAGCGGCACCGTCAAACCGTCCTCGGCCCGGCGCGGCCGGATGCGAATGAAGACCTCGCCCGACAGGAACACCTCGCGCGCCGCCCGACGCTGAAGCCCGTAGAAATCCGTCAACCCTTCGGCATCGGCATCGTCGGTCCAGGCGAGCCACAGCGTTTGGAGTTCTTCCTTCTTTGCGGCATCCGCGATGGTAGACGAAGGCTTGATGCCATCGCCGACGACATTGCTGGCGAAGCTCTCCACCGCGTTTGCGGCATAGCCGTTGTTGCGGACCAGCCAGCGCGCCCGAGCGGTGATCGTGTCACCCGAGGCTGCGATCAGCGTGTTCACATGCGCGCGGCTGGCGCGGAACCCGCGCAGGCGGCGATGGGCCTGTGCGGCATCGAACCCGCCAATAATGCTTCCGATCCGCTGCCGGAATGCCTCGAACGCCATGGATTAGAGACCCTTCGAGGCGACCGCGCCCCAGCGCCGACGACGCGGGGTGCCGGTAGTAGCGGTGGCGATCCGGGTTTCCAGATCGCTGATGGCGTTCGCGAGTTCCGCGTCCGAGCCATAGTTGATCGATTTGCCGTCATAGCTGACCGACCGGACGCCCGCGTAACGGGCCTCCTGCAGCGCAGCCAATAGCGCGCGCATCCGTTCCAGATCCATCTCAATCCCTCATGAAGTTCGGAGTGTAAGCCCGGCGTTTCCGCCGTGGCGTGGTCGGTGTTCCAGCTTTCAACGGGGTGGGCGACACGGGTTCAGTCGCGATGGCAGGCGTAGGCGCTGGTCGAGTTTCCACGCCTGCCTGCGCTTCCAGCCGCCGCCAGGTCGCCTCATCCCAGCGGTCGGTGCCCATGATCCAGGCCGCCGCCCGCGCATAGACGCGGGTGTCGAGAGCCTCGTTGCGTTCGCGCATCTTCTGCCATTCGGGGTGGGCATAGCCGCGCTTGTTGCGCACCGTGACCAGCTGTTCCGCCACCAGCTGCTTCAGCCATTCGGTGTCGATCCAGTCGGGCAAGTGCACGGTGCCGGGTGCGTCGAGCACGCCCAGAGCGCGGTCTTCGTCCGAAGGACGCTCCTGCCGCAGGAAGCGATAGGTTTCGGTCTTGAAGGTCGCGGTGGCCACCGACCACAGTCGCGCGCCCCTGCGCAGACGCTTGCCGCCGATGGTGGCGTCGACGAAGGTCGGCCCCGAGACTGGCGTGGCACGGTTGAACCCTTCCAGACCCTTGATCGGCGCGACCTGATCGAAGCCTTGCTTGCGCGCCCAAGCGTAAACCGCCGGGGCTTCATATCCGGTGTCGATGGCCAGCTTGCCGATCAGCATCACCGCGCCATTGGCGCAGGCCCATGTCCGCCCCAAGAGGGCAGTGAGTTTGTCCCAGCAGGCCGGATCGTCCGGGCCGCCAGCAATAACGATGTGATCGACCAGCCAGCTTTCCAGGCCGCGCCCCCAGGCCCAGACATCGACCTCGATCCGGTCCTTCTGCACATCGACGCCAGCGGTCAGGAACAGACCGCCGACGGGGATTTGCACACCGGCGTAACTTTCGCGGCGTTCCGACAGCCTTTGCCATTCGGGCGCGTCGCCGCTTTCGACCCACGTCTCGCCCAGAAGCGTGTTGCGCGCGACGCGCAGCATTTCCTCGGAGCCTTGCGCCGCCAGCCACTCGCGCGCGATCTGTTGCCAGCTTTTCCAGCCCAGCGGCGAATAGAGCGCCGAGATGTGGAAGCCGATCGAATGGGGATCGGCGGAAACGGCCGTCGCCCGCCATTCTCCGCGCTCCAGCATCTGCGTCTTGTGGTGCTCGGCGATGGGCTTTTCGCAGCCCTCGCAATGGTAGGCCGCCGTTTCAGGCCGCCCCTTGTCCCAGCGCAGGCGTTCAAACTGCAGCCACTGCATCGCCCCGCAATGCGGGCAGGGCACGAAATACCGGCGCTGATCGCTGGCATCAAACTCCCGTTCAATGCGCGACAAACCCCGGATTGTCGGGGTCGAGACCATGAACACCTTGCGCCGGTGCGAGAACGTGGTGGTGCGCGCCTCCGCCAGAGTGACCGGGTCGCCCTCCTCGTCGGCGGAGGCCGGATAAGCATCGACCTCGTCCAGAAAAATGTACCGCGCGGGCATCGACCGCAGACCGGTCGCGGAGTTCGCGCCGGTCAGCACCAGGATGCCGCCCGGGAATTCCTTCGACAGCATCGAATTGCCCGCGTCGCGTGACCGTGCGGGATTGACCCGTTCGCGCAGCGCCGCGCTGTCCGCGATCAGGGGATCAAGGCGGCCCCGCGACGTGCGTTTGGCGAGTTCCAGCGATGGCAATACCGCCAGCATCGGGCCCGGCGCATGATGAATGACGAAGCCGATCCAGTTGTTGCCAGCCTCCGTCGCGCCGACCTGCGCGGCTTTCATGAAGCTGATGCGCTGTGCCGGGTGGCGGGGCGACAGCGCGTCCATGATCTCGCGCAGATAGGGCGCTCGGGCAGTGCGATACCGGCCCGGTTCGGCCGCACCGCGTGACGACAGCCAGCGATGTTCATCCGCCCATTCCGACACGGTCAAGTCTGGGTCGGGACGCATCCCCTTGCGCCAGGAGCGCAAGATGTCCTCGGCCCCGTCAAAGCCAAGGTCGAGATCGAGGGTCAGATCCTCGCTATCCGAGGGAAACTCGGAGATCGGCGAGGGCGTCGAGGTGCTGTCTGACATGGGCTTCCAACACCCTCTGCAGGATCGCGGCCTCGATGATCACCGGCGTGCCGGTCTGTTTTTCCACCCCCAAGGCCACTTCAGCCGCCATCAGCGCTGCCACTCTGTTGGGCCAGGTGACCCACGTATCGCGTTCCTGTCGGGCCAACCGGAACACCAGCGCTTCTGCGCGCGCCCGGTCGACCAGCGTGCCCTTCTTCTTCTGGATGCCCAGCTGCTTGTCCTGCGCTTGGTAGACCGTCAGCGCGGTGCGAGCCTTCAGGTAGGACGAGCTGTCTGCGGGACCGCTGAACCCGCTATCGCCGCTGGTGCTGCGTCGTTGCTGGTCCGGGTCGGTCATGTCGGCGCGGCGTACATCAGAAGCAGCCGCGTTGATCGACCCGTCGCTGTAAACCACCAGCCGACTGGCTTTTCGGGCCTTCTGGATCGCCCCGCGAGAGAGGCCGGAATGGGCGGAATATTCCCGCTCGGACATACCTTCCATGGCTCTTAGATTGACCTCAAATGATTGTAATTAAACGGGAATGATATTTTTATTCAGTTGATTACACTCCCGCGTAGAGCGATTCTGGCTGCAGGAAAACGATGCAACTCAGCCCCGGAGACCGCGCCATGACCGCAAAGACCACCCCCGCCAAAGCCCCCAGCGACGCCCTGCTGCTGGAGATCGCGACGAAGCACTTCCACAGCATCGAGACGCTGGAGACCCAGAACAGCGACCGGCTGGACTTCCACGATGTGGCTGTCTGGGCAATCCGCGCCGCCCTGGTTGAGGCTTACGCCGCGGGCTTTGCTGCCGCTGCGAAACGCTGAAGGAGGGCCGGGACATGACCATGGCAACCACCACAATCCGCATCGACATCGACACGCTGCCCGACCATCTCGACCGCAGCCGCCCCAGCGTGGTGGCGGAGGTGATCGAAGCCGCGCTGCGCGAGGGCGGGATCAAGGCCGACTGCTCGGACCTGTTCTCGCACCTCAAGATCGACCTGCCGACCGCGCAGCTGGCCGCCGCCAGCGCGGTGCTGGTCAATCTGCAGCTAATCTGAGGTGCCGCAATGAGCACGCGCGCGCAGATCGCCATCCAGATCGGCCCCGAGGAGTGGGCGCATGTCTATGTCCATTTCGACGGCTATCCCGCCCACATGCTGCCTGCGTTGGAGCGCTGGAATCCCGAAGACATCCTCACCGCCCGGGAAATCCGGCAGGTCACAGTCGAAGCGCTGGATTGCTTCAACCCGCCCCGCGATCCCCGCATCCTGTCGCGCCCGACGCGCGAATTCGCCCATCTCTACATGTGGATCGGGTGCCAGTGGGTGCATGTGGTGTCGCAGGTCGATGCGCCCGGAGTGTAATCAGAAAGCACTGATATTGCTCGGAATTGCCTACACTAGCCACCCCACCAGAGCGATGGTGATTACACCAGAACGATGCAACTCACCCCCGGAGACCACGCCATGACCACCCGCCGCGCGACCGACAATGCCAAAGCCCTCGACGCCTTCATGACCACAAAGGCCCAGATCGACGCGATGCTGGAGCGGCTGAAAGCCCTGAGCGACGACCACTTCGAGACCCACCCCGACGAGATCAATTGGGGCGATGTCGGCACCCTGAACCACTACGCCAACTTGCTGCGCCAGATCACCGACGCTGCCTTCAAGGAGGGCGAACATGCCGCTTGATCCCGCCCAGCGTCACCAGATCGAACAGGACGCCATCACCGCCGCATGGGAGGCCGAACGCCTCGCCGCATGCGACCGCGCTATCGCCCTGCTGCGCAAGATCGCCGATCTGGAACGCGACGACGATGGCGACGTGATCATCGGCACGGATGCAGACGGCCACAACGACCTGATGTCACGCATCAGCGTCTTCCTTGCCGCCAACGACCAGTAGGAGGAACCCAAGATGACGAAGCTTACCGAAACCCAGACCATCATCCTCAGCGCCGGGGCCCAGCGCCCCGACAACATCGCCCTGCCGCTGCCCAAGGGGCTGGCCGGGGCGGCGGCCAAGATGGCTGTGTCGAAGATGATCGAACACGGCTGGCTGCAGGAGGTCGACGCCAACCTGCGCCGCAATGAACCGCTTTGGCGCGAAACCGGCGACGGCCATGGCACCACGCTGGTGGTGACGGATGCTGGCTTGCTGGCCATCGGGGTCGACCCGGTGGTCGTCAAGACCGTGGTTGCGATCCGCAAACATGCGGCTGAGACGCTCGCGCCCACACTGCCTGCTGCCGTTCAGCCGAAGCTGCGCACAGGCACCAAACAAGCCACCCTGATTTCCATGCTGCGCGCGCCCGATGGCGCTACGATTGAGGAGATCATGACAGCCACTGGCTGGCAGTCGCACACGGTTCGCGGCGCGATGGCCGGGGCACTCAAGAAGAAGCTGGGCCTCATGGTCAGCTCGGAAACGGATGACACGCGGGGAAGGGTGTATCGATTGCCTGCGGCATGACGCGCTTCCTCTTCGGCTTTGGCATAACCGCCGCCCAACCCGGGCGGCGGCATTATTTCGTGGCTGCATCAGCGGAGGCTCTTTGCGCGGTCTTGCCGGTCGTCATTTCCCAGCGCCGCACGGCCACGTCACAATAGACCGGGTCCAACTCCATCGCGAAGCACCGTCGCGCAGCGCGTTCGGCGGCGACGATCTGGGTGCCGGAGCCGCAGAACGGCTCATAGATCAGGTCACCCGTATTCGAAAACGTCGCCAGCACCGCCTCGACCAGCGCCACCGGGAACACGGCTGGATGCGATCCGGCAGCGCCCAGCCCACCCTTGTGGCGCATGATGCGAAAGACGCTGTCTGGAATGCGGTGGCTCTGGATCGCGTTGCCTGTTCCGGTCTTGGCGTGCACGCTGCCGTCGGCCCCGCGCAGCCCACCGCCGCCCAAAGTTTCGCCTGCGTGCTTGGACGGGACGGTCTTGTGCGGTTTGCGCGGCGCGCGGTTGAAGTGGAAAATGAACTCGTGCGATGGGGCCAGGCGGCCGTTCCAGTCGCCCGGCAAACCGGGGCCCTGATCCCAGACATACCAGCCAAACCGCCGCCAGCCAGATTCGCGCATCCATTCGACCCATCCTTCCCAATAGGGCTGCCATTCGCTGTCGCGATGCACGAGGCCGAGGTTGACCAGCAGCTGCGCTTCGGTAGTGACCGGCGCTGCGGCGAACACGCCCTCCATCAGCGCATCCCAATCCCCGACCTTTTCCTTGGCGGCGCCGTAGTCCCGCTGCTGCGCATAGGGCGGCGAGGTGAACATCAGCGTGGCCCGCTCGCCCTGCATCAGCCTGGCGACAGCGGCAGGATTGGTGGCGTCGCCGCAGCAAAGACGGTGCTTGCCAAGCGCCCAGATGTCGCCCGGCTTGGTGATGGGTTCGGCGGGCGGGGCGGGGATGGCATCGGCCGCATCGTCGTCGATCAACGTCTTGTCGTCATCGCCCGCGTGCAGCAGGGCGTCCAGTTCATCCTCGGGGATCCCGATCAGCCCGAGGTCGAAATCCTCCGCCAGCAATGCCTGCAATTCCTGCAACAGCAGCGCCTCATCCCAGCCGCCCAATTCGGTCAGCTTGTTGTCGGCGATGCGATAAGCGCGGCGCTGCGCCTCGGTCAGGTGGCCCAGCACGATGACCGGGGCCTCGGATAGGCCGAGTTGGGCGGCGGCCAGGATGCGACCATGGCCAGCGATCAACTCCCCGTCGGCGGCCACCAGCACCGGCACGGTCCAGCCGAACTCGGCCATGCTGGCGGCGATCTTCGCCACCTGATCAGCGTCGTGGGTCTTGGCGTTTCGGGCACAAGGCTTCAGCCGGGCGAGGGGCCAATGTTCGATCCGGCCCGGCAGCAGGGGCGCATTCATGCCGCCAGCCTCTTCGCTTTCAGGTCGGCGAAGGTTTCGCCGGTGTCGGCTAACACGGCATTTGCTCCGGTGAATTGCTGCCAGCGCTCAATGGCCACATCGACATAGGCCGGGTTCAACTCGACCCCGAAGCAGACACGGCCCGTAGTTTCCGCCGCGATCAACGTGGTGCCGGATCCCATGAACGGTTCGAAAACCGCCTGGCCCGGGCTTGAATTGTTCAGGATCGGGCGGCGCATGCATTCCACCGGCTTCTGGGTGCCGTGCACCGTGGCTGCATCCTGATCCTTGCCGGAGATGTGCCACAGCGTCGTCTGCTTGCGGTCCCCAGCCCAATGGCCCTTGCCCTTGACGCGCACCGCATACCAGCAGGGTTCATGTTGCCAGTGATAATCGCCCCTGCTGAGGACAAGGCGGTCCTTGGCCCAGATGATCTGCGACCGGACGGCGAAACCCGCCGCAACCAGACTGTCTGCCACCTCGCCCGCATGCAGCGCGCCGTGCCAGACATAGGCCACGTCGCCGGGGAACAGCGCCCATGCTTCGCGCCAGTCGGCCCGGTCATCATTGAGCACCTTGCCGGTGCGCTTGGTCTTGGCCGCACCCGTCTGGTTTCGCCAGGAGGGATCGTACTCCACGCCATAGGGCGGGTCCGTGACCATCAGCAGTGGCTTCACGTCGTCGAGCAACCTCCCAACCACATCGGCGGATGTGCTGTCGCCGCAGATCAACCGATGCCCGCCCATTTGCCAGAGGTCGCCCGGCACCGATACCGGCGTGACTGGCGGTTCCGGAATGTCATCCTCACCCTCGACCGCGCCGCCTTCGACCTGATCCGGATCCCGCAGCAGCGCGTCCAGATCCTCGTCGGTGATCCCCAGCAGCGACAGGTCGAAATCCTCGGCCAGCAGCCCCGCGATCTCGTCGCGCAGCATCGCCTCGTCCCATTCGCCCAACTCGGTCAATTTATTGTCGGCGATCCGGTAAGCCCGACGTTCGGTCTCGTCGAGGTGGCCGAGCCGGATCACCGGTACGTCGGTCAGCCCCAGCATAATGGCGGCCAACACCCGGCCGTGCCCGGCGATCAGTTCACCATCGTCGGCCACAAGGCACGGCACGGTCCAGCCGAATTTCGCCATGCTGGCGGCGATCTTGGCGACCTGGTCCGTCCCGTGGATCTTGGCATTGCGCGCGTAGGGGCGCAGCCTGTCGATCGGCCAAGTTTCAATCTGGCTCGGCGCAAAGACCAGGTCCATCGGGTGGCTTTCATCTGGGGTAGAGCGGACATGCCGATACGCGCCGGGCGATGCCAGCGTCAGGATCGGGATCCGCGATGTAGGGAAATGAAAAACGCCCGCGAGGGGTGTCCTCCGGGCGCAATTCTTCGATGATCAAGGGGTAGGTCAAGAGGGGCAGCTTTGTCAAGCGGAAAATGCACGCGGATTCAATGGCTTCCCGGCAGGTGGCTTCTGCTGGCTGGCTTCCGACAAGGTGGCTTCCGCAAATTGGGTTCCCTGGATTCCGCAAAGAATCCAGCGCGCCAAGATCGTGATTCCGCAAGCCTTTGAAAATGAGTCGCTTTTCCCGATATCACCGGGCAGGTGGATTCCGCCTGGCTTCCCCGGTGAAACCGCCTGTCGCTAGCGAAACGCCGCGCTGCGCCCCCCCGCATACGTTTGGGGCTGGGGAGGAACCATGCCACGGGGGGAGGGGACCGGAATTTATCACCCATCAAGGTAAGCTTCACTGCCGTGAAGCAAAGCGAAGCGTTCTAACAGAAAACCCCAAAAGCTCGTGGTCGTTAATCACGGCAGTCTGCCATGCTGGATTTGTATCGTGGTGAAAACGGTTGGCGTAGTCGAGCAATGCCCTCAATTCATCAGTATTCTGTTGGTTAAGGATTTCATTGTTCGACCCGATGCGCTGTCTGCTTTTGGTAATGATATGCCCAAGCATACTGCCTGGGGGAAAATCCCCTGGATATGCAACTCGCACGAATGCCTCAAGAATCTGCCGCAGTGCAGAAGCAACTTGGCGTTCCATTGCTGGATTAGCGGCCTGGATGTACCCGCTGACTAGTGCGTGTCGGCGGTCATGCTCAGTGATACAATCAGCGGTTACGTCCCAAGCGACGATGTCGGAACCTGCAGCAGCCCGAACAATGCGCATTGCCGTTCGTGCGTTGCGGTCTGCGCCTTCCCAAAGGGCGCACAGAAACGATTTCGAGTGCGAAAGAACAATCATTTGTTGAATGCGTGCGTGCAACCTGCGCATTTCCTGAACGGTCGTCAATGAACGGTGCTCGTCCAAGCTGGTCATTGGATCGTCAATGACCGCGATCTTCTGTGCTAGGTTCGGATCCTGATCAAGCGAGGCGAAGAAGAAGGCAAGGGCAAGAGTATTCCGGTCGCCTGCGCTCAGAGTATTCCGGAAGGACGGCCCGTTTTCGGCGCTCAAACCTACAGGTTGTTGATTAATCACGATGCTGTACACAGCCGAAGATCCCGCGCGCGTGTTGATAGATGCGACAGCGCCCAATCGAAAACCCGCATTGAATCGAGCCAAATAATCGTTGATCGCATTCTCGTATGCGGGGAAAATGTTCTGTCGATAGTTGTCGAGGGCGCCGCGCGCTTGATCGCGCAGCAGCTCAGTTGCCGACTTGGCTTCTTTTTCTCGCACATATTCGGTGCAAAGTGCAGCAATCGCCGGAAGGAAGCGCTGATGCACGGCTCTCAATCGTTTCAGGTCAGTTGTGAGAGCTGCGAGGTCAGCAGCAGCAGCTTGCTCCTTCACGATATCGATCTGAGCATTGCAGGCGATGAGGTGCCCAGAAAGCTCGGAAATTTCTGCGACACGGGCTTCGAACCGCGACATAGATTCGAGTGCATCAGCGGGAAGGGTCATAGCCTCAAGTGGGGATTTAGCCTTTGCGCGAAGCACGTCGAGAACTGCCTCCCTCGCTGCCGTCCAGTCCCGAGAAATCGCTGCTGTATCAACCTCGATTTCTGGAATGGTAAGGAAGTCCTTCCAGAAGCTGCGAGCTTGTCCGGCCGTACGAACTGACCGTTCGAAGGCCGCAGGGATGTCGCCACTGTGGGCTGTTTTCACACCCACACCCTCGTCCCGAATTTCCTGCTGCAGATCAATGTAGGCTTGGCTGAAATAAGCTTGGTAATGGCGTATCAAAGCAGAGCCGCTGAGGTCTTGCGCGCAAAATGGACAGTTTTCTGTTGCAGACCCTTCTGAAGCGCCCGCTATGCGCGAGATGCCATCCGCTACCCACTTTTCCCCACCAGCCCCAATCCGTGCCAGATGGCTACGAACTTTGGCGGCGGCATCCGCCTCCAGGCTGGCAAGGTTACGACCAAGGACACGATTGATCGAGGCAATGTCGAAGGTGGGAAGGCCAAATGGCAGGAAGCCGTCACGCTGCCTAATAGCGTCTGCCGCCTTCGCCGCAGACATCCTGCGCTCGGCCTCCTGCAACTTGGTGTCAATATTTGGATCAGCGCGAAGCGCACAGAAGGCGTTTGGCGTCAGATCACCACGTGATTCCGCAGGTATGGCATCACCCTTCACACGCAGATCCAAGTTGTGCTGTTCAATCCTAGCAATGTGTCGCTGCAGTTCCGCATTAAGTGTAACGCCCTGAGCACCAAGAATAAGCTCGTGAAGATTCTGCCGATGTGAGGTTTCAACCTCAATGCCCGAGCACACGTTTGCCGAAACAAACGCATCGTCGAAGATTGCAATATCCGGACCTGCTGCGTTCCAGTTTCCATTCTGGAAGATCAACTGGTTGCCTTGGCAACTCACGACCACATGCGGTGTCGCCTGGCCGCCAAGCCGCTGACGTTCGGTGATCAGGGAGGGGTCGCCGGTTGCGAGTGATCGCAAGATCGACGCGAGCGTTGTCTTTCCCCGACCATTCTCCGCGTAAATCAATGAAAAAGGTGAAAGACCCAACTGCACATTTGGGGTCGCATTGTCAAACTGCCCAACGTTGCGGAGAAGGACAAACCGATCCAGCGTCATTCCATCACCTCCAGCTTAGGCAAGCCGCGCACGATTTCCATGGTTCGCAGGCTGACCGTGATGATGCGTTGGAACAATTCCAGCGGGTACGCGGGGTTGTTCATCGTCTCGATGGCATAGCGGTTGGCGTCGTTTTCGATGCCGCTGTCCCTGTCGGTCTTGACCACCTGGCGTTCCATCACCCATTCCAGCGCGGGTTTGCCGTTCACGACGTAGTCGTAGGCCTCCAAGGGCACGTCCTGCATGGTGATGTTGGCGTTGTAGATGACGGTGGTCTTGTCCTTTTCCTTGCCCGCCTTGCCAAACGCCCATTTCGTGACGCGGTAGAAGGCCTCGGGGTTCTTGATGTCAGCGAGGCGCAGGTCGCCTTGCTTGATCGTGACCGGGTAGGGTTCGACCGTTTCATAGTTCACATGCAGATCGCCGAGTTCGCGACCCGCGCGGCTGAAAGCCCAGAAGTCCGCGGCGGTTTTCACGCGGGGGATGCGAGGCAGTTCCTTGGACAGGTTGTCGGCATATTTCGCGCGGTAGTCCTCGGAATGCAGCAGGCCGTAGACGTAGTAGAACAGGTCTTCCTTGGTGATTTCCTCGCCGGGATAGGCGTCTTGGAAGTGCTTCAGGCCAGTGTCCGTGATGCCATCTCGCGATTGGACGCCTTGCGTCTCTTCGCTTTGCGAGAACAGATCATCATCGCTATCCTCGTTTGAAACTTTGTCATGCAGAGCCAACGGGAAACATTGTGCCCCGCCATCCGGCTGCAGGCACGGGACACTATCGACCATGAGGGCGAAATGTCCGTCTGCGCGCCAATTTCCTTTTGTCATAATGGCGCGATTTTTGGCGCCGCCATCTGGAAAAATCTTGTGCTGCTGATAGATCATCGCGTTCATTTCGCGCGCGAAATAGAGGTGTGACTTGCTGAAGGGTCGATAGATGCTAGTGACGATTGCGCCCTCGTCAAAGCTGTGTAGCTTTCGCTTTGCCAAATCCTGAAACAGGTTCCTATTCCAGCTTACCGATTTCGGGTCGATTTTAACGAAGTCTTCGGGCGCCTTCTGAGCGCCACTTGAAACGAATCTGTCCACCTCCGCATTGTATGACGCAATCATCGCCTGCATGTTGCGAGATATAGTGGCTGCCGATGAATTGTAGCACCAGGCATCTCTCCCAGTAGCGACTCCTAGTGAGTAGTTATCGAAAAGTGTCGCGCTGCGATCTTTGGATTTGTCACCCATAACGAGGAACTCTTGAAAATCCCCATCCCGCTGCCTTATCCAGTCGTAATGCTCGTCAGGTTCAATTCGCGACCACCCGTTAACACTTGATATTCCCTTAATGCTTGCGAAATCTCGAATGAGGGCGAGTTTTTGCTTTTGATCGAGGTAATCCCCAATGTCATGGAAATGAATGCGGCCGTGCTCGGTCGAATTCGGATTCTTGACAAATAAGCTGATTGCAATCGGAGCGCGGCTTCCGGAACCGAAGATTTTGCCGCCTTCGCGCCGAGACAGTTCACCGCTGGTTCTCTGATTTCCACGGAGGTGAAAAATGTAAAGGTCACTAAATTCATCAGCTAAGCATGCTCGCATGCCGTCCGCCGCGGTTCCGTCAACCCAGCCAGCATTGGTCACAAATGCCATGATGCCAGCGTCGCCAATCCTGTCTGATGCCCAACGGATGGCCCGAATGTAGCTGTCGTAGAGGTTCTTGACGGATGTTTGGTCAGATCGCGCGGCGTAGGTGTCGCGGATGCGGCCGTCCAAAGTTGGATAGGCCACATTGGCATTATTGTCGTTAGCACTTGTCTGACCGGAGGAATACGGCGGGTTGCCCACGATCACGCGGATGTCCGTCGCCTTCTGCCGTTTCCGCCGCTCCGAGTTGTCGGGCATGTAATGCGAGATCAGGTCGTCGCTTTCATACATCTGGAATGTGTCGGTCAGACAGATGCCCTCAAACGGGACATACTCGCCGCCCTGCAGCCCGTGATAGACCGCCTCGATGTTGATCGCGGCGATGTAATAGGCCAGCAGCACGATCTCATTCGCGTGGATTTCGTGGCGGAACTTGTGCTCCATCTCTTCGGGCGCGATCAGGCCGGATTGCAGCAGCCGGGTGATGAAGGTGCCGGTGCCGGTGAAGGGGTCGATGATGTGGACGCCGGGGGAGCCGAGGGTCTGACCAAATTCGGATTGCAGCACCTCGTTCACCGAATGGATGATGAAATCGACGATCTCGACCGGGGTGTAGACGATGCCCAGTTTTTCGGTGGTGCGGGGGAAGGCGCGGCGGAAAAACTTGTCGTAAAGCTCGACGATCAGTTTCTGCTTGGCCTGAGGATCAGTGATGCCCTGCGACCGCAGCTTGACGCTGGCGTAGAACTTTTCGAGGTCTTTTGATTCCTTGTCGAGGTTGGCCTCGTTCAGCACATCCAGCACGCGCTGCATAGCGCGGGAGACAGGGTTTTCGGCGGTGAACTTGTGGCCTTCGAAAAGGGTCTCGAACACGGGCCGGGTGATGATGTGCTGGGCCAGCATCTCGATGGCGTCGCCTTCGGAGATGGTGTCGTTCAGGTCATCGCGCAACTCGCCAAGGAAGGCATCGAAGGCGCGGCGCGCCTCAGTGTCCGGGTCTTTCAGCAAAGCGGTCAGGCGGGTGATGTGGTTCTTGGCGATTTCGGCGATGGAGGCGGACCAATCCTCCCAGTAATCCCGAGTACCGCATTTCTTGACGATTTTGGCCATGATGGCGCGGGAGAATTCGTCGATCGGGAAGGTCATTTCGGTCTGGGTCGGTTCCGGCCCTTCGATGACGTCATCGCCAGGACCGCCGCTGCCCGACCCGATGCCGGAACTGGCGGCCTTGGTCTTGCTCGGCAGGTTCTGGACGACTGCGGTGACGGAACGCAGTTCTTCGGAGTTGGCGTTGATGCCGACGATCTCGACCTTGTCCGAGATGTCCTGGCCGAGGGAAGCCTTGTTGATCGTGCTGTCGAAGCGTTCATCATGAGCGCGCAGGGCGTTCAGGATCTGCCAGACGACGCGGTAGCGTTCGTTGTCGGCTAGCGCCTGTTCAGGCGGAACCCCGGCGGGCACACCCACGGGCAGAATGACATAGCCCATCTTCTTGCCTTCGGCCCGGCGCATGACGCGGCCGACCGATTGCACCACGTCGATCTGGCTCTTGCGGGGATGGAGGAACATGATGGCATCAAGGGCGGGGACATCGACGCCTTCGGACAGGCAGCGTGCATTGGTCAGGATGCGGCAGACACTGTCGCCCGCATCGGCCTTCAGCCAATCCAGCAGTGCGCCGCGCGTTTTGGCATTGAAGGTGCCGTCGACGTGTTCGATCTGGCATTGGAGGTGGTCAGACGGGGTGTCGTCGTCGATCAGGCTGTCTTGCCCGAGGTATTCATCGACCACGGCTGTGAATTCGTCGCGGATCAGCTTGGAACTGCGAATGTCCTTGGCGAAGGCCAGAGCGCGCCGCATCGGGTGCGGATCAGTCGACACGTCGGCCTTCAGGTCGATCTTGGTCAGCGCCTTGTAGCAGCCGATGATCTTGGTGGCGTCGTCCAGAACCAGTTCGCTGCCCGCATCGCCGAGGCGCTTTTGCACGGCCGCACTTACCAAGCCCTCGTCCATAGCCAGAACGATGACCTTGTAGTCGGTTAGCAGCCCATTCTGCACTGCCCAGCCGAAGCCGCGATAAAACAGGGTCTCGCCGAAGAGGGCCGGGTTATCCATCGAGGCCAATTCGGCGCCGACCTCATCGGCCTTGCTGCGCACATTGTCGCCGAAGATCCGGGGCGTCGCCGTCATATAGAGGCGCTTGCGAGCCTTCACATTGTCATTGCTGTGGATCTTGACGAAATTCGACTCTTCGTCGCCGTCGAGGGTGGCACCAGTGGTGCGGTGCGCCTCATCGCAGATGATCAGGTCGAACTCTGGCAGTCCTGCTTCCTGTGCGCGGGTCAGAGTGACGATGGACTGGTAGGTCGAGAAGATGACGGTCATCCGCTCCGGATCGTCTTCACCCGCTTTTTCAGCGACCTTGACCGGGTCAGTGGTGGCCGGAAACGCTAGATCATGGATTTCGATTTCCGCTATGTCGTCCGTGCTCTTGCGGCGCTTACCGACATGGGCGTCGGAGCAGACGGCGAAGGCCCGGATCGGTGTTTCGGTATCGTTGGTCCATTCGCGCACGGTCTGGGACATCAGTGCCAATGACGGCACCATGAATAGAACGCGCTTGCCCTTTCCTGCGATGGCTTCGGCGATTTTCAGCGAAGTGAAGGTTTTCCCGGTGCCGCAGGCCATGATCATCTTGCCGCGGTCGGCCGCAGCGAGGCCCTTGCTGACGTCTGCCAGCGCGTCTTTCTGATGTTCCAGCAAGGACTTCTTGGCGCTTAAGACGATTTCGCCGCGCGCTTCGAAGATCGTCCAGTCGATCCGGCTTTCGCGGAGGTCTGTCAGGCCGATGCGAACGACGGGGATAGCCTGGTCTCGGATCATTTCCTCGGCGTTGGTACCCCATTCCTTTTCGGTCGTGTCCAGAACAACGCGCCTGCGGAAAGGCTCTTTGCCCGAAGCGGAAATGAAACTGTCGATATTGGCTTTCTGGATACGCGTATCAGCTGCATAGAACTTGGCTTGGATCGCGGCAAAACCATCCTCGTTGCGCAACTTTGCGACCAAATCGATGCCGACATCCTTGCCATCGCGGCCGTTGGCCTTAGCCCAATCCGACCAGGTCCAGACGGCCTCATACTCCTCCGCCTGAACTGGGTCGTTCAGGAAAAAAGCCAGCCCGAGGCGTTCAAAGTAGGTGCCTTTTTCGCGTTCGGTGAAAGCAGTATCGCGATAGGATTGAAGGATTCTGTCGATGGCCGTCATAAGCACCCCTGACTGTGTTTTCATCAACTTAGCGGCGAAACGCTGCGCCTGCGACCGGAATTTTCCGGTCGCAACCTACTAGGCCGCACCGGGCCTGCTGTAGTAGAGCATCGATGGGCCACTCATCAACGCCATGATCCGCCGATCCTGTTGGCGATGCAGTCACTTTCTGCGCCGTACAGTAGGCGGAATGCCCTACTGACTGTGTGGGATCGAAGACATGCAGGCATACGTTGTGCTTGCTGGGAATCTCTGCGGAGCAGGTCAGATGAAAGTGCTTCTGCGGCCCCCTTGCTTTACGCAAAAAAGTCAGGCATATTTCCGTCATAACGCAATTTACCGAATCTGATGGGCTAAGGGGCTGTGATGGCGAAATATGAGTGGAAGCGATTCTTGCCGCGTGGACTTATCCTTGACCTTGAGGATCGCATGGCCGCAGCGACGGTAAAAGCTTTTCAGATCGTGCGTGATCACGCTGGTTTGGACAAGAAGCGCGGTCGCGAACTGGAAGGTCAAGCGCGGTTTCGGATCATGGAACATGCCTTTGAAGATGTTTGCGAGCTGTACGGCGGTCAACAACTTGGCGGAGGCGTGATTCCAAATACGGACTTGAAGGTATTTCAGCCCTTCGCACGCTTTGGTGGCACTGGGCCGGGCGTCATCCTTGGGCTTGCGGCTATGCCCGAGCGCAACAAGCTGCCCGTCAAGAACAGATCTCGTTTGGCTGGTGTATCGCTCAATTTTGACCTGACACCTCGGCTGGATTTTGACGGCACTGGCCCGAAAGCTGGTGACATTTTTGTGCTTTTTCTTGTCGCCCGAGACCGGGAGCGGTCGGGGAAACTTGAAGAGATCGCCATCGGCATTATCGATTCCACGTACGAGCAATTCTTGTTCTACGAACCACTTGACAAGTTCCTCGCTGATGATGCCGATGCGCCCGAAACGGGCCCCTTGTCGCCGCTTCCATCTAGCGGCACAGGCGTGGTGCGACTGAAGACGAAGGTCAAGCCGTTCATTCCTCCTGAAATGCCGCCAAAGGTGGAGGATGAAGACGGCACAGCATAATCGGTATCGTTGATACCGACTGGAGGATAAAATGCGCGTAGGAACACCTGGCTTTGTGCCAGAACGCCTTGCGGAAGCTAGGGCGGCAAGACGGATTCTGAGCATGACAGAACTTGCCCGGATGCTTGGGGTAAACCCAAGTGCCGTTTCGCGCTGGGAAAACGGTACACATGCACCGGACGCGGCGGCACTTACTGATTTGGCTCGTGAATTGCGTGTTCGGCGAGAATACTTCCTTCGACCGGTGCATGACAGCGAACACCCCATGTTTTCGAGATCGTTGGCAAGCGCGCTGAAACGCGACACGTCCTACCAAGATTCCCAAATGCAGTGGCTTCAGGAAATTTCTTCCATCGTGCAGCATTACGTTGATCTGCCCGAGGTGGACATTCCGGATGTGATGAATGGCATCACCTATAAGCAGCTTCGCGATGAAGATATCGAAGGCATTACTCAGGATCTGAGATCTCATTGGAAGCTAGGCCAAGGCCCTTGCACGGATATGGTTTCTCTGATCGAGCGGATCGGCTGTGTCGTCGGATCTATTGAGATGGGAACGACGAAACTGGATGGTCTATGCAGTTGGTCCCGTGGCGATGAACGTCCCCACATTCTCCTTGCATCCGACAAGATGTCGCTTCCGCGCCGACAGATGGATGCTGCCCATGAGCTGGGGCATGCAGTTCTGCATAAGAATGTGACGCATGACCAGCTCAAGTCAGATTTGAAAGAAATCGAACGGCAAGCGTTTCGCTTTGCCAGTGCATTTTTGATGCCTGAAACGACGTATGTGCACGAGGTGCCGCACTACTCGCTGGCAGGACTGCTGTCCGTGAAGGAGCGCTGGCGTGTATCGGTCAAAGCACAAATCAGACGGCTACGCGATTTGGATCTGATCCCTGACTTCCACGGGACACAGCTGTACAAGAGTTATTCGGCCAAAGGTTGGAGCAAAGAAGAGCCCTTGGACCGAGAATGGCCTGTTTCTGAGCCAAGCCACTTGCGCGATGCGCTTAAGCTCATTGTCGCTTCCGGGACGAGGACTAAAGCTGACTTGCTTGCGGTCGAGTTCACGATGCATCCGGGTGACATTGAGAACCTTGCTGGCCTACCAAGTGGCTGGTTTAGCAAATCCGAGGCCAGCGTGGTTCAACTTACCCTGAAGTCTGAAGCATCGAAGGCGAGCACTGTTGAGGCGGTTGGAGAAGTGGTGCCTTTCTCGAAGCGATGAATATAACTAGTTAAGTTTGGCGCTTGCGGCTCGACCATGGTCTTCGGCTGGGCATCGCAGGCGTCATTTCGATCTCGCGTAACATGGCCCCCGCGATCAGCCCATCCCGCACCCAATCCAGTGCTAGCCACCAGTCTTCATAACCGCGCCGAGCGGATGCGATCTGTTCCGGATGCGGTCGCCAGGTGACCGGGCAGGCGAGAATGTCTATGGTTTTCCAGGTGCCGCGCGCTGTCGGGCCGCGCGTCCGGATGCGTTCGATGCCCACGACGACGGTGCCGACGTGCGTGCCGTGCTGGTTCTGCTTGACGATGGTCGGCACGCAGCGCGGTATAGCGCCCGGCATCCAGTCTGGGGTCAGACCAGCGCGGGCCAGTTCAGCCACCCGGATTGCCATGCGGATGCCGCCGAGGCGGTCGGGCATGCCTGCGACGTTGGCTGCGATCACCTCAGCATCGGGATGGGTGTAACTGCCCATCTTGTGCTGGCCGCCGTCGACCTTGCAGCCCAGCGCAGCGCGTTGCAGCAGGACGTATTCCAGGCCGAAGCCGAAACCTTCCTCAGTCACGTCCTTTGGCTGCGGCAGTTCCAGTTGCGCTTGTTCAACGCGGAACGCCCATTCCAGCGCCGCCTGGACGCCTAGCGCGCGTTTGATCTTGCTGCCGCCCGCGCGGCCGATCCGTCCCTGCATGGTCATGGTTGCATCCCTTCAAACAGGGACATCTGCGCCGGGCGCTGGGCCTGGTCCGATGGCCGCCAGATCCACGGGCCCGAGGCCATGGGCAGCTGCGAGAGCGCGCCACGCATGTGCTGCTGCCAGAGGGTGAACTCCGTTGCCGAGCAAGCGCAAAGCGCGTGCCCGATGGGCCAGCCCATCAGCCATCCGACGAAGAGCGGGTTCAGCCGCGGCCGTGATCGGCCCTTCAGGATCCGCCGCGAGACGACGCGCCCATGCGAGGCAATCATCGAATCCCAAAGCGGGCGCGAGATCGGGGCGTGCGGCGAGGACCGTTGCCCATGCATCCCGATCGCTGGGTCCGGGCGGGTGAAGCCCTGCTCCGCCCGGTAGTGCAATATGTCCATCCGGGATTTGCCATCGGCCCGCGTCACGCTGTCCGGGCTGCTGCCCTTCCAGTTCTGCGCGGCCGGTGTCGGCCACTGGATCGCCTGCGCGCTCAGCTTCGGCTCGCCCCGACTGTTGATCTTGCCGCGCAGCCGGTCCACCTGATCGTCCGCCACCGGTGTCTGCCATTGCGCCGCTTGGGCTGGCAGAGGTGGCATCCCGCCCGAACCGTAACTCTGACCCGGCCCGCCCTTCGCACCGTCCGTGGCTTTCGGCGTCGACCAGTTGGTGATGCCCAGCGCCAGCGCCTCGGCTTTCCGGGTGAAGTCGCTGTTCCCCGCCGGGTTGTAATGATCCGTGCCGGGATGCAGGCTCATCGGTGTGGGCCAGGATGAAGATGCGAAGCCGCTGGTGCGGCGCGCCGACTTCTGCCGCGCTGAACAGACCCGCCGCAGGCGTATAGCCCAGTCCCCAAAGGTCTCGCAGGACGGATTCAAGGCCGAGGGTGACGTGGCCGGGGACGTTTTCGAGGAAGACCCATTCCGGGGCACATTCCCCGACAACCCGGGCGACGTCGGGCCAGAGGTGGCGGGGATCGTCAGCACCGGCACGCTTTCCGGAGGCGCTGAAGGGCTGGCAGGGATACCCGGCGAGGATGAGATCGAAAGCACCGCAGAAGGGGCGGGCATCGAAGCTGCGCAAGTCATCCCAGATTGGGGCAGGTGCGAAATACCCTGCGCGCTGGGCGGCGATGAGGACGGCGCGTGGCCAGTCTTCCCACTCGACGAAGGCCAAGGTGTGATATCCGGGTTCAGCGAGCATGACGCCCAGATCAAGGCCTCCGCCGCCTGCGCAGAGGGACAATCCGTGCCGGGGACGTAACACCATACCATTCACCGCACCACGCGCTGGTTAAGGCGTTCCGGCGTGACCAGCCCGCGTGCCAGCATCAATCCGCACATGGCGGTGCTGATCATGCCCGTGGGCAGATACTCGTTGGAGTTGACCTTGGCAGCGTAGAACGCTGCCAGTTCATCCGGACTGGGTGGCGGCTTGACCTGCGACTTCCTGCTGCGTTTGGTTTTCGCGACGATTGCCGCTGCAGTGCTTGCATCGCGCCCTGATGCCCGTTCCATGAACCGGTCGAGCGCCTTGGGCCCATCGGGCGGATTGGGGTGATCGCGCCGGGTCTCAGCCGCAACCTCGAGAATCCGCTCATTGGACAGCCCGAGGTCATCCCGCCATCGGCGCACATGGGTCCGAGCTGGCCAGCCCTGCCACCAGGCGGGGAGGGTTGCATTGGCAGCAAAGCCCAGCGCTGCGAGCAGTTCTGCAAAAAACCGATCAAATTCGGCCTCGCGCGCAGCTGCGTCCTCCTCCTCCTTTACTGGTTTGCTTAGGGGTTCTCTTACAAGGTTAGTCTCCGGATTCCGGAGATGGCTTTGGGCAAAATCCGGAGATGGCTTTGGCGAAAATCCGGAGTTGGCCCCATCATCGGAATCCGGAGTTGGGTCGGGTTCATGTTCTTCTTCCGTTCCCGAAAACCCATCTGCGGTTTCCGGATCTGGCTCTTGTGGAAACCCGTCCTCGAAGCCGAGGATGTAGCGGGTCGCTTGGCGCTTGTGCGTGCGGGGATCGTGAACGCGAACCCGGTGGATCAGGCGCAACGCTTCCAGCTTTGCGAGATGATCGTTCAGCGCAGAAATCGACATTTCCGCGTCCTCGGCGAGCCGCGCCTGCGTCGGGAAGCACCCGAAATCCGGATTGTGCCGATCGCACAGAAACCAGAGCACGATCTTGGTGGCGGGTTTCAGCCCGCGTTGCTGTATGGCCCAGACGGTTGCTTTGTGGCTCATGGCGCAACCCTTCGTGCTGGGCGGACACGGCTGGTGAATCCGTTGTCGGCCAGCGCGGCCAGCGCGTCGTCGACCGAGCGCACCAGCGCCCAGCCGAACCCTTGCGCACAGACCGTGTCGCGGAAGACCTCCTGCGATTTCCGCAATCGGCCGGTCTCGCTCTTGACCTCGAGGAACAGAACGCGGCCGCCGGAGATCACGATCAGATCGGCAAAGCCTGCGTGGACGCCCATGCCGACCAGGATCGACTGGCGCTTTGCGCCGCGGGGCCCGGCCTCGGTCACTTCATTCGCGCAGTGATGGACGATTGCATCGCGTGGCAGCGCGAACCGCAACGCCTGCACGATGGCGCGCTGGGTATCGGCCTCGGGGGTACCGCGCCGGTTCATGCGGCACCGCCCTTCGGGAAGGCGGCTGCTGCGACAACATGCAAAGGCCGAGGGTCCAGCAAGCGCAGCAGGTCAATGGCATCGCTGCATTCGCGGGCATCGTCGGTCTGGCCGGCGACGACACGTGCCGCCAGGATGACCAGCGAGTCCGGATGCTGCGTGGTGTCGGCCAGAACACCGCGCGCCTCGGTCAGGCGGTCGTGCATCCAGTCGCCGGAGCCAGAGGTCGGAACGAGGGGCGGGTGAGGCATCGGCGCGTTCATCGCCGACCCCGCGACGTTGTCTTGCGTGCCTGTTCTCTGGCCTCGAGCCAGCTGCGCACGGTGCTGCGCCGGTAATAGACTTTGCGCCCGAGTTTGATGCTTTGCGGGCCGGTTCGCCGCATATCCCACCGCCACAGCGTGTCCTCAGACACCCCGAGGCTGATCGCCAGATCATGCCGACTGATCCAATCCTCCAACAGGCCGATGTCGGGCCCTGACTGGTTGCTGTCCTGCGTATCCAACATCCGTGATTCCTTCCCCTTTTGCGCCCGATTGCGGGCGATTGCGTCTCGGGGTGCAGGGGAGCAGAGGACGAGGGGTGGCAGGGTGGCATAAACCGGCGTATTCAACGCGCGCTTCGTGCCACCCCTTGTTTTAATGACGTTTTTCGAATTATCGCCATCAAGATGAGGGCGAGTTGTGCTGTCGCATTAACAACCTTTGATTGCACGGTCAGGGTGCAGCTGGGGAACCCTCGGCACGTCAGTGACCAACGCCGCGCGCGCCTCTCATAAAAACCTAAAAAGGAAGTAGCGATGGCTTTACCGGCACGTGTTTTTTGGAAGTTGGAAAATTTGGCAGTGCGCTGGGGGTGCTCGCCTGGTGACATTGTGGGGTGGGCCACCGAAGGCATTATCGAAATCGTAACCAGCATCGGGAAGGTTCAGTGCAGCGGAACTGAGCCGCAGGTCGGACTGGTGGTGGTCTGCGCAGAGGACGTCATGCCGTTGTTTCGGGGCAATCGCTCGGATCCCAAGGCCTGCTTGATCTGGCGCATCCGGCCGCAGGGCACCGACACATGGAAGATCATCACCGATCCCGCCCAAGGCGTGACTATCGAATTGGACGATCTGTTGGTGACTGCAAAAACCGCCCAGCGCTTTGAAGACGAGTACGATCCGCTGCACCGGGTCCATGTCAGCCCCGGGCGGTCATCACGGCACGATTGGGAGGGGATGCTTCAGGCCCTGATGATCAGGTTGTTCGAGCATGGGTTGCCGGAATCGCAGACTGATTTTGTGGCTGAAGGTCAGGAATGGTTCGTGGCAAACGCCAAGGATGGTTCTGTTCCGGATGAAAGCCAGATCCGGCGCAAACTTAGCCCGATCTGGCGGGCCCTGAAGAAGCCGCAATAGACCGACGATCCTCATTGACCTGTGGCGTTGATGCCCGTTCAGGGCGAGTTCAGCGCCCGCCCTGAACAACACGCAGCTGCGGTTTCATCATCTCCGCGACCGCGTTGACCCCGTCTCGCAGCGGCGAGTCCATCATATGCGCATAGCGTTGCGTGGTGCGCATCTGGGAATGGCCCAGCAGTTTGCCGATCATTTCCAGTGAAGCGCCGCCGCTGACCAGCAGGGAGGCGAAGGTGTGGCGCAGGTCATGAATGCGCACACCCGAAATTTCAGCCTTGGTCTGGATCTGACGCCAGAAGCAGCGGATTTCCTTGACCGGCTGGCCCGGCACATCGCCGGGGAACAGCCACGGACAATCCCGATGTACGGCGGTTTGCCTCTGGCGCACAATGGCGGCCACATCCGGCGAAATCGGCAGACGGTGGATCTTGCGCTGCTTGGTGGTGGTCGCAGGCTTCGACCATGTGGCAAACTCGAGATTGAACTGCTCAAACCGCGCGCAGCGCACCTCGCCAAGGCGGGCCCCTGTCAACATGCACATGCGGATGATGTTAGCGGCGCGCTGGTCCTCGGCTACGGCCAGCGCGCTGGCCAGACGATCAATCTCGTCCATGCTCAGATAGCGTTCGCGCTCGGTCTCGATGCGCCGGTGGAACCCCATCGCAGGGTTGTCGGGACGCATCTTCCACTGGACGGCGAGGTTGAACATCTTGCGCAGGACCTCGCCTGTTCGGTTGGCTCGGATCGGCGTCGGTTTGGATCCCTGCAGCTTGCGCGCGCGATTGTTGGGTTTGGCCTTGGAGGGGCGCGCGCGGCCCTTGGCCACTTGGGCAAGCAGTCGGTCGACATCATCCAGCGTGACCTCCTCGACCAGCTTGTGCTTCCAGACCGGCTGCACCAGCTTGCGCAGCATCGAAATCTGATCGGTGCGGTTGGTCGGTGCCAGATTGGGCAGGTGGGTTTCTATATAGCGGTCGATCAGATCGGGGATCCGGGGGGCTGCCATCCCGGTTTCCCGTTCGCCCAGCGGGTCGCCACCATCGTCGACGATGCGGCGCAGCGCCTTGGCCTGTTCGCGTGCAGCGGTGACCGTCCATTCCGGCCACCTGCCGATGGTGAAGCGGCGCTGGCGGCCCTTGACCCGGTAATCGAGCGTGAAATTCCTGCTGCCGGACGTGAAGACCCGCAGCGAAAACCCCCGCACATCTTCATCGAAAACCTGGTAGATGCCTGCCCGAGGTTCGGCGGCCTTGACCAGTTTTTCGGTCAGTTTTTCTCTTTGTGCCATAATGAACCACCTCCGTGCTGACGTGACACAGGCGTGATCCGCGCTGCAGTTCAACTCAAACATCGACCGAAGGGGTGGCAGGGTGGCATAAAGCGGCAGATATAAATCAGGGCTCTTGCCGGTCCCTTTTTGTTCTGCGGTGGTGGGACGGATCGAAACCAGTCTTCTGCGAACCCTGCATCGGTACTGCCGCATCCTTGCTGCAACACGTCGACGTGCGGCGTGCCAAAGTGGGCGCTTTGGGCGATGACAGTATGAAAATTGAAGCTAAATCGTCGTTTCTGACCATCAAGATGCTGTAATCGTTAATAAATCATGTGCCGTAAGCGCGTGGCTTGCCTTGGGCCAGATAAGAAATTTCTTGCCTTCGCGCCGGATCCGTGTATTTTATTTCCCATGGCAATGCCACGGGGTCAGGCTATACGCCGACCGCCTCAGGGGATCCTTCGGGATCCCTTGTGTGTTTCTGAGGGTCTTTCCACGCGCCGTATTCACCATCGTAGCAGGAATACTTCACTCCAACCGCACCGTCTTTGTGCTTGAAATCCAACAGCATTTCGCGCCCAACCAGTTGATCGTAGGCGCGGTTCCGCTTGCCACAGGTGATATGGCTAACCGGATGAACAAAAAGATCTGCCAGCTGCAGCAAGGCGTTTCCTTTGCCATCGGGCCAGATGACGTTGAGATGATCAGTGAACTGTGTTTCTGTCAAAGGCTCGTACTGCTTTGAGTTTTCGGTACAAAAGCCCATACCTGCGGCTTTGAGGTCTGCAAAGTACCGCTCCAGCAACTTATCCTCTTTCTCGCCTGTTCGCTCATAGACGACATCCAGCTTCCGACCGCTCTGCATGGCGAGTTTCGCCGCCCGCTCGACAGATATGTCGAAAGCTGTCTTGCTCATGTCCCAGCGGGTGCCATCAGGATACTTCTCAAGATAACGATCCCTATAGCCGGGACGACAGATCACGCAGGCATGGGCGATAAGCCGGTCATCCAGGACAAGCTGTTCCAGGCCTATAAAGAAAGCTTCTTTCCTGCCCTCATCCTTTTTTAGGAAACCGAATTTTCCTTTCCCGGACCGGATCTTGTTCCCATGAAGCGCAGGGACCTCCCATTTTTCACAAAACGACTTCACTTTCTTGGAGAGGGCATCCACGTCTTCCGAAGCGACAATGACACCCCCAAGCGCAAAGCTCAGCTCATGAGCCGGTGAGGATGCGTTGGTCGCACCCCTACAAGTGGTTCGCGTCCCGAAATCGTCCATGTAGAAGACGTATTTGTTGTTCAAGTTTACCTCGGGATTTACTGGGTGTGGGAGCAATATATTGGAGTAGATCGGGAATGGAAACGCTACATGCGGGAAAATGTAGCGAACTATTCCGTAAGGCAATTGCAGGACGACTATCGCAGCTGCAGATGTATCTTCCCCCGAGCTGGCATCCGGATCACAACGAAAACGCGATCAAGTTTGATTGTAATCGCGCTTGTTCGAGTCAACGCTGAGTCAACGGGTATATGCGGTTTCGAGCACATTCAGCGCGGTTGAGTGCAGGCGAATGGTGGCGAATGCCGGGCCGCAAAGCTCGTGAAAACAAAGGCTTACCGGCTAAGACATTGAAATGCATAAGCCATTGGCGTTGCGAAGATTTTGGCTCATAACCTGAAGGTCGTAGGTTCAAATCCTACTCCCGCAACCACTTTAACCGAACCAGCATTAATAACTGCGTCGGCACCGGGTTGGGCCAGTCCTACAAGGGCTGTGATCGCCCCTTCTAGATCAATCCTCACGCCGCTGTCGGTCTCGTGGATCGTCACCGACTGGATCAGCCCGCGAATAGTTTCCAGCGCCATCGGTCGGATCTCGGGATCGGTGAGCGTTGCTGACAATTCCTCCACCTTCCGACGATAGATCTCGCTCAACCGCGGATGTAGACGCACCGGTGATGGCGCAGGTGCCGCCAGCTTGGTGTCAATCATGCCAAGCCTTGCCTCCAAATCTTCGAGTTTGGTTTTGAGGCCTGCTGTGCGCAAGCCGTCGGCGATGGCATCATAGAGCCCGTCAAGACGGCGGGTGACCTGACGTCGTTCCGCTTCAAGGCGCGCGCGTATAGCACCCTCCTCGGCGCGTCCGGCATTCATCTCACGGCTGACGGATGTGACGAAGGCAGCCACAGCATCGGGGCGCATCAAGCGCTCACGCAACAGGTTCAGGACAGCTGCTTCGAGCTCGTTGCGCTTGAACGAGCGCCTTTGGGTGCAGGTCCCAAGCTTGCGCGCGGCAGAACAGGCGAGGTAATCCTTGCCGACTGCGGCAAAGCCACCGCCGCAGCAGCCGCAGCGCAGCAGGCCCGTCAGCAAATGGGTTGTGCGCTTCTTCTCCCAGAACCGGGTTTCTTTGATTGCCTGCACGCGCGGAGTGGCATCGATCTCGCCTTGGCGGCGTTTGACGCGCGCCCATAGCGCATCGTTGACGACCCGCATCTCTGGCACCTCGGTGATTATCCACTGCTCGCGCGGATTGAGCCGGGACACACGGCGTCCACTTTCCGGGTCCTTGATGTAGCGCAGCCGGTTCCAGATCAGGCGTCCGATATAGAGCTCATTGTTCAGCAGCCCTGTGCCACGAGTACGGTGGCCGCGAATGGCAGTGTCGCGCCACGGCTTGCCACGGGGACCGGGGATATGTTCTGCATTCAGCCGTCGGGCGATGGCCTTGGGGGACACGCCGTCGCTGAACTCCGCAAATATCCTGCGGATCAGGGCGGCGTGGTCGGCATTGATTGTGCGTTCGCCGGTAACGGGCATGCCGTCCGGTCCAAGACGGCGCACCACATCATAACCGTAGCTATTGCCACCTCCAGACAGGCCCGCTTCGACGCGCCCGCGCAAGCCGCGATGTGTCTTGGCCGCGAGGTCTTTGAGAAAGAGCTGGTTCATCGTGCCCTTGAGGCCGACGTGCAACTCGCTGATCTCGCCCTCCGACAAGGTGACAATCCGCACCCCGTGAAAACTCAGCCGCTTGAACAGGGTGGCAACATCGGCCTGATCGCGGCTCAATCGGTCGAGTGCTTCGGCGACGATGACATCAAAATTGCCACGGCTGGCTTCGTCCATCAGCCGTTGAACTCCGGGCCGCTGCATACTGGCGCCGGACATGGCCATGTCGGTGAAAATCTCGCAGACGGCCCAGCCCTCGCGCTCGACGCGTTCACGGCAAATGCGCAACTGGTCCTCGATGGAGGCTTCGCTTTGCATTGCGGAGGAAAACCGTGCGTAAATGGCAACTCGGGTCATCATCGTCCTTTCTTAAGACGCCGCACGACGGCAGCATAGTCGCGTCCGGCGTCGATCGTCTGGGCATGGATGTAATGGCGCCCGGCTGCCCAGAACCCTGAATGTGCCAGAACCGTACGGATCAGTCGCGCACTTTCTGTCGAGAGCCTGGCCAGCGTGGTGGCCGCGCAATCCCGGAATAGGTGTCGTGACGTACCAAATCCGCGTAGGGTTTGCCATTCAACCAGCGATCGCAATCGCGGGCCCCGCTTGCGAATAACGGTCAATGGGGCGTTCGATAGCTCGCTGATTAGAACTGGACATGCAATTTGCATCCAAGAATATCGGAACAAAGTCATACTCATCCTCCAAAATCCCTTTCTTGCTTGAACGCTTCAAGTGCCACTGCGAGCCCACGGCCTGCCGCAATCGTGTCCGCCTGGATGTAGTGCGCTTCCGCTATACGCGTGCTTGTGTGGCCGAGGATCGGTTTGATCATGCGCGCCGATGTTGGTGATGCGCGTGTAAGCGTCGTCGCAGCAGCGTCCCGGAACAGGTGGGGTGTCACGCCGACCTTCAACAGGGATGTCGTCCGGTTCTTGATGGCTCGCGTGAACTGTCCGATGTTGAGCGGTGCGCCATTGCGACCAAGCCAGACTGCATTCTGAGGGTAAGAGCTGCGCGCCAAGAGCGCAGGTCGTGCAATGTTCAGATAAGCGGCCAGCTGTTCACTCAGTATATCGGGAACATTCGCTTCCCAATACTGCCGGTTCTTTGTCATTGCCCCATCGAGGTAAATAGCCATATGTGCGCCTTCCACGCGCAATGATGTGCCAAGCGCCAGTTCTGAAAGTGCGCGGCGCCGCATTGGCATAAGCGCGAGCAGGCAGATCATCGCACCATCGCGCAGGCGCACGGCTTGATTGGGATGGGTGATGGGACCAGCATTATCGAACACAAGGTGAGCACCGGCGTCAAACAGAACATCACTGGCCAAGACACGTCCTGCCTTGCGCGGTGAACCATGCTGCTTCACGCTGCGATGTAAGCCTGCCAAGATCGCTTGATGCGCGCTCCAGGATCGCACGGGCGCGATTGAGCGACACAGGCGGACCACGGCTCCAACATGCCCCAGTCGCGTTGCCGGTGCCAAGCCGTTCATGGCTGTAAGCCAGGCGCGCAGGCGTGCAGGTGTTGCACGGTCACAGGGCATCAGCGTCAAGGCTTCAGGCTCTGCCATAAGCAGCCAGCCTAGCCAGCGGGCATATTGGATCTCCATCAGCTTGCAGGAATTGGAACGCCAATGGCCGAGAAGCCCCTGATCATCAAGCAGCCCGCCCTGAGTGAACAAGGTATCAAAAGCATTCCGGTCAGCATCCGGCCATTGCTGAATTGGCAGGGCATGGGACATCATCCTGCCTCCCGCAGCGTATTGACCACCTTGGCGAAGGCCTGGGTCGCACTGATCGTTTCGAGACCGGAATAAACGCTGATCGTGCGGCTGACCGACGAGTGCCCCAACATCTGACGCGCGACCTCGTAGCCGCCCGGGTTGGCATCAAGGTAAATCATCACAGCGAGGTGTCGGAACAGATGCGCATTCATGTCGATCCCAACCTCACTGCGCACGCGTCGCTTAATTCGCTCCGCCAAATCGCTTTTGCTTACGGGTCCATTCTTGCGCGTTGCCGAGAACAAATAAAGGCAGTCGGGTGCGCAAAGAGTTGGGGCGCGTGCGGCGAGATAGGCTTCGATCATCTTCACCAGATGAGGAGGAAGTTCAAACTCTAGCGGGCGCTTGTTCTTGACCTCGTTAGCCGGAATGACGAGGTACATCCGCTTTTTGCCGGCGCGAGGCAGGTGGCGGGAGATGTCAATCTTGGCCAGGTTAGAAACCCGCAGCGGGCAATAAAGCAAGATCCCGATGGCGATGGCATCCTCCCATGCGCGCAGGGCCTTTGATCGGTGATTGCCAAGGGGACGCGTCAGGATACCTTCTGGCAGACGCAGGAGGCGACGAAGTACGCCGGGCGCGCGCAGTACCCGCAATCGGTCTCGGTTTTTAACCGTCATGCCACCAGTATCGCGCATTGCGAGTCTTGCCTTGAACTGAGCGAGGGCGTTGCGCACATCTTGCGACAGCTCCAGATGTGCGGCGATCGTAAGGAGAAGCCCTGCCGTATCACTGATCGAGGCAGATGTCTTGCCGTCGTTGAGTGCCTGCATTCGCCGCAGGCCAAGTTCCACGTGCCTAGTCTGGAGCAAATCTAGCAGGCAAACAATGTCCTGGGAGGGGATGCCCGCGCGAATGACGTGGCTTGCAAAGCGCAGCAGCAGGTACCGATAGCTTGCGGCCGACGAGGCTGCTATTGGTCTGAAGTTTTGCTCGGGCGCAAGCAGATCGGGGCGCATGCGCATACCAAGGTAGCGGTCGATATCTGTTATCAAGCTTGGAGTATATTCCGCCTCTTGCAGCATCACCCGTTTGGCTTGGGAGGGAAGCTCCAGCCGTTGGCGTGGCCAACTCGGGAGCCGTTCGATCGCCCGATTCCAACCCATGACCGCATCTTTGAAGGCGCTCTGCGGAGATTTGCTGATCTCGTTCAACTCGATAGCTTCGAGGAACAGCAGCGCGTGGTCGTTGCTGACATTCGCGGGTGCGACCCCGATGCGGTTGAGAAAGAAGACGAACCTTGGCAAGGGGCTCAGCAGGCTCTTGTCCTTTGAATCGCGCACGCATTCCCAAAGGGGCTGCCAGTCTGAAGAAAGATCACGAGGCTGACGGTGACGCTTTGTAACGATCCCGCAGGCGACCATTGCGCTGCGTGCGTTGCTGACGATGTTCTGCCATGTCTTCGTGTTGACGCGTATGGCGGCCGGTGCAATAGCGGCCAAACGAGGCTGCAACCAGCGCGGGTCGGCTGGCACCTGCGCAGGCGTTCGCTGAAGCGCCTCGGCAACCCGCCGCAGACCGGAAATCAGATCCTTGCGGCGCTCAGTCGTGAGGGCATCGTTTGTCTGCAGTTGATCAATCAACTCGGCAAAACTGGGCGTAGTTGGCGATACAAAGATGCCATCAAGCGGAATTTTGGTATAGGTTGTCATCGGGTAGGGCTCCTTCTGGTCGGTTTGGGACATGGGTGGACACGCGGCGTCACCGGTGCCTGATCGGGAGAACACTATACGATAAACAAACTCGTTTCCGTGGTAGGGGTATTCCCGAAGACCTTCTAAGATATTGACTATATTGAACATAAGTGGACATGCGTTCCCGACTTCGCATGCGATTGAACGTGGCATTTGTTGGCGATTGAACATGGTAAATTGCTCTGCCAGAGACCACTTGAATGATGACTGGTGGTCAATTCCCGATGGAGCGATCAATGGCAGCACAGCATCGGTGGGCATGCCTCCAATAGCATAGCCGCAATTGAAGAGTCCGGCGTTTTGGGCTTTGCCATTTGTGGGTAGACAGCAAACGCAAGGCCGCATGCCAGTATCGACAGGTGCCTGGGTCATCTGACCTGGCTTATGGATGAGGCCGCTTGCGTTATGGATAATCACCATCATGAACGCGCTTCCGCCCTACCAGCGTGCAGCTTGGCGATAGGCCGCGTGTGCTGCAGGCGTGATCCGCACCATGTGTCCGGTAGGGCCAACGCGAACGACCTCCAGCAGTCCTGCTGCGATGGCGCGACGTACTGTCTTCTCAGAACAGTTGTCCGCTTCCGCCACATCCTTCACAGTCAGAAGGGTGCAGGGCTTGTCAGTCTTTTTGGGGGGCAGTTTTGGCATGGGGCGTCTCCTTGGCCTTAGGAGCGTCCGCCGCAAGTTCCCGCGCTACCTGCCGGGCGAAGAGATCGACCAACCGCGAAACAGCAGCGTCGATCTGCCGGTCAGCAGAAGCAGAGGAGAGGGGAAGGGCGGGGGCGCGTGTCATGAAATGACCATGCGCACAGCCCGTCAGAATTTTAAAAGTGTCACAGGACGAAAAAAGTTTATCAAATTTTTAGTAGGTCAAAATTTGAGGTTTTTCTATTATAGATCAAGGGCCTGAAGGCTTAATTTCTTGATTGAATGCATCAATCTCGCGTTTGATAGCTTCACCGTTGTGCCGAGTGGGCGGATCAGTCAGGCAAAAGATGACGTCCCTCACAAATTCGATAAGAGGGCCAGTTCGCTCATCTAAAACACTATCAGTTGTGTAGGAGACACTGCGCCCGAGATCGAGCCAAAGATTAAACAAAGTCACGCATAGGATAGTGCGGCGCATATCAACTGCTTTGTTGCCGTCTGGTGTTGCTAGAAATCGTGCTAAGTCTTCTCTCTCTGCCACGTTGAAATAATGCCTGCATTCGTCAAGGGCTGTGACAGCGGCCTTAAATTCTTCGCGATAGCGGTCAGCCGGATTTGGCAGTCCCGTATGTGCGAACGGATTGGAAAAGCCTACGTCGTCCAATATGCGGAGAGCCTTCTGTAGTTTGCCGTCGGCTATCGTCATAAATCTGCTGATTTCTTTCAGTTTCAGTTTGCCGACCCGCCGCCGTTCTGAAGCAAGTTCAGGCTGCGATAGAACCATTTCCCTTAAGAACGTGGATCTCAGTCCGACTGACGCTTGACGTAGAGCTTGCTCTTGCACGTCGTGCCTGAGGGCAAGTCTCTGAATGTCAGCTTCATCAAGTAATGCCCCATGTGCAATGTGGTCATCAAAGAGCTTCCAATTTACCGTATCGCGCGTGACAGTTCGTGGCCCCCTGCGTACGATCATTGGTGCTGCTCTCTGAGTTGCGCTATTTGTCTGACTTGCTGTTTCACTATGAACCATTTGAAATGAAAGCGGCAGTGCCGGGTTTGCCGGAGGCTAATTTGTCTTAGTTACGCGGCCATTTCTGATCTTTCCATAGCGACATAGAAGTTTGCCTCTGCTTCGGCTGGCGGGATATTCCCGATTGGCTCCAGCAGACGGCGATTGTTGAACCAATCGACCTATAAGCCGGTAGGCGATGCTTGCATCGCCGTAAGGCCATTCGAGGGTGGCATATTCGACGGCTTCAAAGCTGCGCCATGGCCCGCGTCTGTGAATGACTTCTGCTTTGAACAGCCCGTTGATCGTCTCGGCCAAGGCATTGTCATACGAGTCGCCGACGCTACCGACTGATGGGGAAATTTTGGCTTCAGCCAACCGTTCGGTGCACTTGATTGATAGGTATTGGGCGGATTCAATCGGTCGTCGCAACACATTCGATTATATCCTTTTTGAGCAGCTGGTCGAGAGCTTCGGCGGGAGTTCTCCAGCCGAGGGTTTTGCGTGGTCTTGTGTTCAAAGCATGCGCGACCGCGCTCAACTCATTCACACTGTGCTGGCTGAGATCCGTGCCCTGATAGCCACAAGTTCGGGTGTGGGGCTCATACCTGTCGCTTCAAATAGCCGCCAAGTGAGGTCAGGCAACCAAGCAATAACCTCATATAAATCGAATGACTGTACCATCAAGCCGTGGGATCACACACTTTGTCTGGTCGAATAATCTCAGTATTCCAGTCCCGACAGAGGGACGTGAGGCCTTGGGCCAAGGAATCATCTGTGAAAAATATGTCAATGTCAGCAAGTGACGCAATGCGGGCCGGCGCGGATCGTTGAAACTTGGAATGATCCGAGACCAGAAAACAGCGACGCGACTGGGCGATGATGGCTTGGCTGACCTCGACTTCTTGAAAGTCAAAGTCTAAGAGATCCCCATCTTGATCTAACGCCGAACAACCTATCACAGCGATGTCAAATTTGAACTGGCGGATCGTATTTGACGCGAGATTGCCGACAAGCCCACCGTCGGACCGTCGTAATGTGCCGCCGGTAACGATGACTTGACATTCGGGGTTGCCGGAAAGAATCTGTGCGACATTCATGTTATTGGTGACCACCAAAAGGCGTTTATGGTTCAACAATTCGTGGGCGACCGCTTCTGTGCTTGTGCCGATGTTCAAAAACAACGAAGCCCCGTCGGGGATGTGTGCAGCGCAGGCACGGGCTATAGCGCGCTTTGCAGCTTGATTTAGAGCACGGCGATCTTCATAGCCGATGTTCGTTGTGCCGGACGGCATGATTGCCCCACCATGCACACGCTGCAAACGCCCTGTATCTGCCAGTTCTGCCAAATCGCGGCGAATGGTTTGGACGGTCACTCCAAAGCGCTCAGCCAAGCCCTCCACCGTTACTTTGCCCTCTACGCGGGCAATGTCCAGGATATCAGGCTGACGAAAACTCTGGGACATGATTCTATTCCTCCGGCCATGACCGTTTTCTTTTTCGT